AAGTGCAAGGGTGCCTATGTCAAAAAGCTGTCCGATCTGGATTATGACCTTCCCATTGTCAACCGGGCCATTGTGAACTATTTCCTTCAGGGGATCAGCCCGGAAACAACCATCATGGAATGTTCTGATCTTCGAGATTTTCAGAAAGTTGTGAAGGTGTCCAGCAAGTACAAATATGCCCTTTATTCCCCGGTGATTACGGAAGCCAAGATCAGGGATGAAAAAGGCCGTTCCAAGAAAATCACCCGCTTCAGCGGCGGTGAGGTTCAGACGGATAAAACCTTCCGGGTGTTCGCTTCCAAGGATCAGAGCAAGGGCGGAATCTTTAAGGTTTCCGGGAAAATCGTCAAGGGCCGGGAAAAGAACCCTGAAAAGTTCGGCAACACCCCGGATCATTGTTTCTTCATCAATGATGATGTGACCAACCTTCCTATCCCGGATGAACTGGACAAGCAATATTACATTGATGTTGCTTGGGATCGGTTGAAAGATTTCGGGGTGGAACGATGAACAATAAAACCTTTCGGGGGGGGGAGCGTTGAAGCATGGAACTGTTTAGGGGCTATGTGCCTACCAGAAATAAACAATGCCTTGAAAAGTTCAAAGGCGTTGAAAAACTGAAAACCCGTTCAGAAGTCCAAGACCTTGATGAATACGCCGGTATTCTTGGGGAAGAAACCATCCTGATTGATGTGGATGATGCGGAAACATCTGAACTTCTGTTCAGAATGGTTCAGGATTTAGAACTGAAGTGCAGAGTGTACGCCACCACACGGGGAAAACACTTCTTGTTCAAGAACTGTGGTGTTAAAAAAAGCTGGACGAAATGCACCTTGGCCGTGGGTATCACCACGGATGGAAAGGTTGGAGCCAATAACAGCTATGAAATCTTGAAGTCCGGTGGCGTGGAACGGCCCATTCTGTATGACTTCCCGGAAGGGGAGATTCAGGAACTTCCCAAGTGGCTGACCCCGGTGAAAAGCAACTATGATTTCCCGAACCTTGGTGAAGGTGATGGGCGGAACCAAACCCTGTTCAACTACATTCTGACCCTTCAGAGTGACGATTTTACCAAGGAAGAAGCCCGTGAATGTATCAGGCTGATTAACCGTTATGTGCTGAAGAAGCCCCTTTCCGACAAGGAACTTGATGTGATCCTTCGGGATGATGCCTTCAAGAAAACATCCTTCTTCCGGGATAAAACCTTCCTGTTTGATAAGTTCGCCACCTACCTAAAGAACAACAACCATATTGTGAAGATCAATAACCAGCTTCACATTTACAAAGATGGTATCTATGTTTCCGGTGCCGGTGAGATTGAAGGGGCCATGATCAAGCTGATCAGCAACCTGAAACGGGCGTGGCGTTCGGAAGTCCTGTCCTATCTGGAAATCATGATTGAGGAAAACACCAAGGCCACCAACCCGAATATCATTGCTTTCAGCAACGGCCTTTACAATATCCGGGATGGTTCCTTCAAAGAGTTCACCCCGGATGTGGTCATTACAAATAAAATCCCGTGGCCGTACAACCCCGCCGCCCATGATGATCTGTTGGATCATACCCTGAACCGGCTGGCCTGTGATGATCCTGAAGTCCGGGCCTTGCTGGAAGAAATGGTGGGCTATTGTATGTACCGCCGCAATGAACTTGGCAAAGCCTTCATCCTGATTGGCGATAAGAGCAACGGCAAATCCACCTTTCTTCATGTGGTGAAGAACCTTCTTGGGGATCAGAACATTGCTTCCCTTGACCTGAAGGAATTGGGCGATAGGTTCAAAACCGCTGAACTGTTCGGCAAGCTGGCGAACATCGGTGATGATATTGGTGATGAATTTATTGCCAATGCTTCCGTGTTCAAGAAGCTGGTCACGGGTGATCGGGTGAATGTGGAGCGCAAAGGCCAAGATCCTTTTGAGTTCAACAATTATTCCAAGTTCCTGTTCAGCGCCAACAATATCCCCCGTATCAAGGACAAAACCGGAGCCGTTCAGCGGCGTTTGGTGATCGTTCCCTTCGATGCCAAGTTCACCCCCAATGATGCAGACTTCCGCCCATTCATCAAGGATGAACTGTGTGAACAGGGTTCAATGGAATATCTGGCCTTGCTTGGCCTTCAGGGGTTGAAGCGGGTTCTTGGGAACGCACAGTTCACCACTTCCAGCAGAGTTCAGGGGCAGTTGGACGAATATGAGGAAAACAACAACCCCATTATTGGGTTCATCAATGAAGTGGGCCTTGACGGGATTGAAAATGAAGCCACCGATTCCGTGTATCGCCGGTATAAGGAATATTGCATTGCAAACAACTTCCAAGCCCTTTCCAAGATTGAGTTTTCCCGGCAAATCACAAAACGCTGTGGCTTCACAACGCTTCCCAAGTGGATCAGAAACCGGAAAGCCCGTGTATTTGTGAAAGGCGGTGACGCAGAATGAAAGTTCTTGAATTATTTGCTGGAACCCGTTCTATTGGACGGGCCTTCGCAGGGGGGGGCATGATGTGTATTCCATTGAATGGGATGATAGCTTCCCGGATATATCGTGGTACATGGATATTTCAAAAATCACTTCCGCCGACATTTTAGAACGGTTCGGGAAGCCTGATGTTATATGGGCTTCCCCGGATTGTACCACTTATAGCATAGCTGGTATTTCCCATCATCGGATTCAAGAGCCAAATGGGAACTTGGCCCCGGTTTCAGAATATGCCAAGTTCTGTGATGCCCTAAACCGCCATGTTCTGAAACTGATTTCAGAACTTCAGCCCACATTCTGGTTCATAGAGAATCCCCGTGGAGGGATGCGAAAAATGGACTTCATGAAAGGCTTGCCCCGCTACACCCTTACTTACTGCCAATACGGTGATATGAGAATGAAACCCACGGATATTTTTACAAATCACCCAGCACCCCGGTTCAAGCCGCCGTGTCATAATGGTGATCCGTGCCATGTAGCGGCCCCACGAGGAGCGAGAACAGGAACCCAAGGGCTGAAGAATCATGTTGAACGATCCAGAATTCCGGATGGGTTATGCAACTACATTGTTCAAATCTGTGAAGATGGAATGAACTATAAAAAATTCTTTGAAAAAGCTGGTGATTGAATGGCCCACGAATATTCCAAGTTCAAGAACAAAAACATTCCCTATGCCAAAGTTGGGCGTCGGGTGTTCAATAGTCTGTTTGATGCAGAAACCTTTTGCACCGAACACGGCCTTGATGTCAATTTAGCTATTGAATATCGGGATGATCCTGAATTGAAAAATAACATTCAAACAATCGCCCAATACCAGAAGGCCATTCTTCAGGAATGTTTAGACCGGCTGAAGGCCCGTGCTGAAGCCTTGGTTCAAGAAATCAACCGGTGTAATGCTGATTTGGAAAAGTGCCACCCGCTGGATCGTGGTTTCTTGACGGATCGGCGGAATGAAGCCATTGCAAAGCATACGGGTACAATGGAAGCCCGTGAGATTGTGGCCGGATTGAAAAATAATTTAGAAAGGTTGACTGGTTGGCATGATTAAAGACAGCGGTGAACGCACCGAGTTTGGAACCGGCGCTGTTCGTGATATGCACAGCGGCAAAGGCCGCATGGATTTACTTCCGTGGGAAGCCTTGGTGGAGGTTTCCAAGCATTGTGAAGAAGGGGCCTTGAAGTATGGTGAACGGAACTGTGAAAAAGGTATTCCCATTCACAGCCTGATTGATTCGGCCTTCCGTCACCTTGCCAAGTACATGATAGGGATGGACGATGAACCCCACCTTCGGGCGGCTTGCTGGAATTGCCTGTTCGCCCTTTACATGGAAATCAAGCACCCGGAACTTCAGGATATTCCAGCACGAATGAAGGCCCCGGTTCCCCAAATTCCCAAAATCAAGGCGGCTTCGGAGCCGTGCCGCCGATGCAAACACCGTGACCGCTTCGGGGATGAATTTCCCTGTGATGAATGTGTTCACAGACAGAATGGCACCAATGATATGTTTTACCCGGCAGATTGTAAGGAGGATGCAGAACAATGAAAATTATCAAGCCTGATGTGCAGTTCATCACCCCGATTGATGGGGCCACTATTCTGAAGCGGCTGGAACAATGTGGCCGTGTCTGCTACAAGTCCGAGGATAAGATCACGGAAGGTTCCGCTGAAAAGTTCGTTGCCGGGATCATCAAGCGTGGGCATGAAGCGGTTCTGGAACATTGTTCCTTTACGGTGAAGTTCATTTGTGATCGTGGGGTTTCTCATGAGATCGTCCGCCACCGGATGGCTTCTTACTGTCAGGAATCCACCCGCTATTGTAATTACGGCAAGGGCAAGTTCGGTGAGGAAATCACGGTGATTGAACCTTGCTTCCTTGAACCCGGTTCCAGAGCCTATGACTATTGGCGGGATGCCTGTGAAGGGGTGGAAATTCGCTATTTTGATATGCTGGCGGAAGGATGCACACCGCAAGAAGCCCGTTCGGTTCTGCCCAACAGCCTGAAAACGGAAGTGGTCATGACGGCCAACATTCGTGAATGGCGGCATTTCCTGAAGTTGCGCTGTTCACCCGCCGCACATCCGCAGATGCGGGAAGTGGCCCTGATCCTGTTGGACAAGGTTCATTGGCTGATTCCGGTGTGCTTCGATGATATTTGGAGTGAATACCATGCCGATGTTTAAGAAGTCCGGTGGTAAAATCTTCGCCGTTCAGTTCAACAAAGCTGAAGAACGGGCCTTGGATCAGGAAATCAAGAAACAG